GAGGTGAACTTACCGTAAGTCGGGCTGCTTGATGCGGCGTTGCACTGAATCATCCACTCAAACACTTCTGGTGCGTTGTGCTGGGCGGAGGATACATACTCGCCCGGAGCAATAGACCGATACGCAGGGATGACTTCATCAGTGTCAATATAAAAACGATAGTGACTGATACCCGAATAACCAGTGCAGTCAATCTGCCAAATGAATTTGTACACCACGGTGGTTGTGCCACTCGGCGGGGTGTATGTCATTTCGCTGCCCGTGACATCTTGGTAACTTGTGGTCAGTTGAAGTACGGCAGTTACGTTTGGAAACGTGTATGTGCCTGACCCCACAGTCACACTACGCCCATCGCATACACCAGCCAACACCTCAATGATTTGTCCCGGCGAGTACGGCTGCTCAAACGCTCCAGCATCGGCGGCAACTATCTTATGACCCGTGGGTAACGCAATCTCGCCAGTGCCTGACTCGGCTTGCAGACTGTTGGTTTCAATCGCGTTTGCTGTTAACGTACTCATGGCTTGGGGTACTCCTGTTTAACCGCAGCAATGGTTGCCTTCCAAGCGTCAATACCCTCGTGGTAGATTTGGTCTAGCTGGTCTTGGATGGACGGGTAGGCGCGAGAGCGTTGCTCTTTGTAGGCTTCAGCATCAGCCCACGATTGCAGCGCCGCCATATCCATGTCAACGACCTCGCCGTTGGCATCGTAGGCAGTTGACCCGTTGATGGTGACCACGCTCGGGTACAGGGCGGTAATGGCGTTCAAATTCATGCCACCACCTCCATTGCGGTAATCGTATTCGCGGTATACCCTGAATACGAAAGGTCGGTCTCTGAATATGGGCGTCCGACGCCAACCCAATAGCCTGACGAGTACGGTACCGCCAGCTGAATCTTATAAGTCACCGCACTGGTGGTCGCCGGTGAGTCCAAATATACCGGGGATACCGCTTGTATATCGTAAGTGGTGTTAAACGAGGTGCTCGCGTACCCGTGCCACGTTGACCGAGTCCTGTTGCTACCTACTTGGTCGCCAATCAAAAGCACCGTGTCAGCCCCTCCACCGATAGAACGCGCAAGGCGCATATCTACGTGCCCCGAATAACCAATAGTGAGGTAAGGCGTCAGTAAAATCTTGTTGCTGCTTGTTGACGGCGTGATGGTGACACTGAGTCCAGTCACATCAACAAAACTTTGAGACTGCGTGGCAAAGACGTCGGTCTTTACTGTCTGCACCACCTGCAAAATAGTTCCGTTAGGCATTTGACTGCTACTGATGTTTGCCGCCGTAGACATCAGCGTCCCGCCCTCATCAGGCAGCGTCAGCGTCCTGTCGGTGTTCGTGGCGGGCGAGGCAATCGTAAAAAGTGCCGTACCGCTTGCGTTGGGGGACAGTGCAATCTTACTCATGGTTTTGGATACTTTGCTTTAACAGCCAAACAATCAGCTATATATTTATCAACCTGCGCTTGGTCGCCTTTGACAATACCATCAAGGTAATCATCAGGTGGAGGATATTCGTTAACCCTGTTTCTTTCCCACGGCTCTAATGGGTCAACCCACTCTTCTACTTCTTCCACAACAGGAGCAGGAATGTCTTCAAACACCCACCCGTTGTCCCACTTAGCCCTCTGACCATCAGGAACCGCAGGGGCTTCTGTATCAACAGTACCTGCTGGCATCAAGTAAACCCCCGGCTCTTTAGGAGATTCATCAGCCGTGGTCGTTCCTACAAAATAACCATCAGAATCAAGTTGTACTACTGTTTTCACATTCACCTCAATACTTAATACAAGCCAATAATGCTACGTTACGTGGACGAGCTTCAGAGCCCTCGTTTTGTGCTTTAAATGCGTCGCTGTCAGTTGGGTACACATAGGTGTTTGCCCCGCCGTATCGGTAGTAACTAACCTCAGCATTAATCTTACGATAGGCGTCACCTGCTGTCGTTGTACCGCTATAGCCACCACCGCCGCTTGTAAACGAACCAGTGCCAACGTAGTGTCCGTGCTCTTGGTTTGCGGCACTCTGTGTGCTTCCTAAACTACGTCCAGTATCAACCCCAGCCCCATCATCCAAAGCACGTAGAAACTCTCCACGTAGGTCAGGTACGTTAAACGTGGTAGACCCATCGCCTGACCCAAAGGTTGTGCCGATAGCGGCAAACAAAACATCATAGGTGGTACGCGACACCGCTGCACCGTTACACTTTAAGAAACCATTAGGGGCTGTGGTCATACCAAAGAAACACACCTGACCAGCCAAGAAAGGCAAGGCATCGGCTGTGACTAATCCTACCCCGTTTGTTCCGTCAATCGTTACTGCCATGTTCTCCCCTTAAACCACTACCCAACGGCTACCAGTAGGAATCGTTACAGTGATGCCACTGTTAATTGTGATAGGCCCTGCTGACATTGCACTCTTGTTGGTGCTGATGGTGTAGTTGGTTGTTACAGTTTGTTCGTTCTCATAGAACACTGCATCGCTACCACCGCCAGTAGCTCCACCACCCCCACCAATAGCACCCCAAGCGGAGCCGTCATAACCCTCAAAACTACCATCGTCCGAGTTAAACCGAATATAACCAGCAGACGGTGACCCATCGCGCTGCGCTGTGGTGCCGCTAGGCAGTTCAGCCGACCCAGTAGAGGATGTTCTAGTTACTAGGTTATCTGCGTTTACGTCGCCTGTGGCAGTGAAGTCACCACTAGACTTATCAAAGGTAAAGCGTGTGGTACCGTTGTCGGTGATGATGAAACTTACAGCCGAAGCCTCAAGCTCCATCTCCATCGTGTTGGCAGTGCCATCGTAGAAAAACTTTGCATCATCTGAAGAGCCAAAACGCAAATGCTCAGTACCACTCGTCCCATCACCAAAGTCAATAATAATAGGATACACATAACTTATATAACTATAACTTCCATAGTAATAACTTGTGGTAAGACTGTTGAGACTCGGGTTGTAATAAAGACCTGAATCAATACCTAACGCATAATCTCCCGTGGTATTGCCACTAGCAAACGGAATATAAAAATTAGCTGATGTCCCAGTAGCTGTAAGGGCAACGTTATCGGCATTGGTTGCATTAGTTGCGTTTGTTGCTGAGGTGGCAGATGTCGCGGTGCCTGCGTTGCCAGTAATGCTGATGCCCCACGTGCCGGTAGCGTTGGTTCCGCTGGTGCTAGGTGCGCCCACAGTGTTGTAGCTAACAGAACGTGCAACGCTACCGTCAAACGATATAGGCGCTGTATCGCCGCCGCCAGTACCAAAACTAACAGAATTAGATACTTGGTTTGCTGTAGTAGCAGTAGTAGCAGTAGTAGCAGTGTCTGCGTTACCGGTTAAATCCCCCGTTACCGAGCCAACAGTTAAAACATTGGTGTTGGGGTTATAAGTAAATGTAGCGGTGCTGTCTTGTAAAAGCGCGTAATTGCCAGTGGTAGAAGCCGTCGTATTAGCAAACGGTACTTTAAATGCACTAGCGGTTGTAGACGTTGCTACGTTTACATTTATGGCATTTGTGGCTGTGCCAGCTGAGGTAGCCGAAGTCGCTGTGGCAGCGTTACCAGTAGTGTCCTGATTGCCCGCCGCGTTGACCCCGGGCAAATTTATGTCGGCGGTACCATCAAACGATACACCACCTATATTACGAGCGGTCTGAAGTGCCGTGGCCGTTGCCGCATTACCTGATGTATCTTGGTTACCAGCAGTATTGACCCCGGACAAGTTTATATTTGCGGTGCCATCGAAGCTAACGCCACCAATTGTTCTGGCTGTCTCAAGCGATGTGGCCGTGTCGGCGTTTCCCGTTAGGTCGCCCGTAAAGCTGGTGGCAGCTAAATCGCCTGTAGCTTTGGTAAACGTGAATCTTGTTGTGCCGTTGTCGGTGATGATGAAACTATTAGCAGCAGACTCAAGTTCCATCTCCATAGTGTTGTTAACACCATCGTAGAACATCTTGGCGTCTTCACTAGCCCCCCAAACTACATAATCATCGTCTCCAAATAATCTAACGCCGGTAGTAAAATAACCAACACCAGAAACAGTTAAATAACTTGTGAATAATTGGTTAAGGCTGGGGTTGTAATAAAGACCACTATCAACACCTAACGCATAATTCCCTGTGGTATTTCCACTAGCAAATGGAATGTAAAAGGTAGATGATGTGGATGTGTTTGTTAAGGCAACATTTGTTGCGTTTGTGGCCGTACCACTCAAATCAGCGGTAATAGTGCCAGCGCTGAAGTTGCCAGAAGCATCACGAGCAACAATAGTAGAAGCAGTGTCTGCATTGGTTGCGTTAGACGTAACCGTGAAAGTCGCGTTGCCGGTCTGGTTGGCAGTAAACGTCTGGGAGCCTGACAAGCCCGTGCCAGACACACTCATCGTCAGCGTACCGTCCCCGGGTTGTGGAGATGCAGCAAACTGCGAATACGTTATGTCCGTGGTACCAAACGTAATGGTGCCTTGCGTGGTCAGTACGTACGACTCACCGGCTCCGGTATCACCCTCAAGCACAAAGAACGCATCGCCCTGACCCATAGCATCCGGGTCGCTTGGGTTGTAGGTGTCGGCATCGGTTGCTCGGGTCAGCACCCAGTTTGTCGAGTCAGAGCCAATATCCGTAACCGTGTAAACGCCGTTCTGAGTTTGATCGACTTGGGTGTAAATTAGCACCCTGTCGCTGGTAGCCATCGTAATACCGTCGATTACTAGCGCAGCCTGAGTCCCCGAGTTGGTCAGGGTAGCGCCAACACCGGACGAGCCGTTGTTATAAGTGGCCGTCAAAGCCGTAGGCGATTCAACCCGCACCGGGTCATGGTAGTGCAGGGCAGCAGCCGTGGCGTTATCTACGTATTCTTTGGTCGCAACATCTAAATTATTAGTTGGGGCAGCGCCAACCGTAATCTTGCCGCCAACCGTTACGTTGTTGGAAGCATCTTCAAAGACCGCCTTATCAGACGGCTGAGTGATAAATACCTCTTTTGTGCCAGCGCTAAAGTTGACTGCCGAACCGGAATTACTAGAGGACAGGATAGTGTCCCGGCTAAGCGTCGTACCACTGGCCGTAAACGTGCCAATACCTACTTCCCACTCACCAATAGACGCACTGGCGGTATTGTGTATGGTGTAGTAAACCGTATCCCCGTCGGACACAGCCGACGTGAAACTTTGGTACCCCGGATAGGCTCCGGAAAGCGTAATAGTGCCCGTCCCCGTCGTGGACGAGGACTCACGAACGCGGTCTTTGAGCGACAGGGCCATTTGCCCCTCCTATTAAGCTATACGGATGATAGCAGTGGTTGCGCCCGCTGCCGGGAACTGAATAGTGAAATCACCTGCTGTAGATGTTTTATCCCCACCAAAATCCAGCACCGCAACAGCCGCGTTAGAATTGCTTGAGTTATAAATCAGAGCGCCTCTAGCCGTAATAGTCGCAGTAGACCACGTAACATCACTAAAGTCTATATACGCCGTAGTACCGCTAGACGTAGGCGCAGTGCTAACTGTCAATGGTTTGCCGCCCGCCGTGTAGCCCGTACCACTAACTTCGTTACTAGCCGTATACGCCGAAGTAGAGGCATCTAACGTAGCCGAAGAAGTATACAAAGCAATATAGTATGTATCAGTGTCAAAATCTTCATCAGCCTTCATAAGATTTACTTTGAAGGTGGTGCACATTGCTTGAGTAATAGCCATATTAAGCTCCTGTCAAATCAAGTTACTGGGACTCGCACCTGACCAGCTCGGTACGAATCTTGCCGTTCAAGCCCATCACCAAGCCGTTTAGCTAGTTGAAGTGCCTCGTTGTACTTTGCGTTGTATAGCTGCAATAAATCAGGCTCGCCCTTCATGAACGTATAAGCCTCGACCAAAGAGCCGTACAACAGTACAGAATCAAAGTTATCGCCCAACCAAGAAGTGCCGGAAGCAGCGGTCGTGATTGACGGTGGGTAATAGTAATAGTGAAGCTCCGCCGTGTAATTGGCATCTGGCGTAGGGCCAAGAATAAAAGACAACTCGTTCACATCCCCAGACTGCGGGCCAAAAATAGCATAGTATTTGGGGGTGCCAGTAGCTGTGGGGGTTGGGTAAGCCTGCCGGATAAAATTAACGTCTTTATTTAGCAGATACTCGTAAGCACCATCACCATCAACAATAGCTAGAGAATAAGGTGACAGAAAATCGTTAGGGCAAGATAGATATTTGTTGTTTAGCGTAGCGGTGCCGGTTACATTTTTACGTAGCGACGGGAACTGAATCGAGTTGTAAATGCGTTGCTCAGCCTGCTCAACAAACGTAGCAAGATCCGTGGACGTAAACGTGTTTTCCGTGTAGTCCTGTATCGCAGTCGTCAACTCAGAATAGTTCATTACATCACCCCGCCGCTAGCCCACGGCACGGAAGTAGCCCAAATCTTTACGCTTTGTTTCGGCTCCCAAGGCTGACCGCAGTTAGTGCAAACACCCGTGGATTCTTCAGCAGCGCTAACCGGGTCGTTGCAATGAGCACAAACGACCTCAATCTCATGGGTAGGTTCGACCACCCCATTCTCAAGCTGCCTAGACTCTACACGCGTCTTCACGCCATTGGCCCCCGGGCCATCGTGCCCTTGGTCGCTGCACCGGTACCGCGAATCTTGACACCAGAGGTTTTAGCCCCGGTCTCAGGATACCCAGCCGTTTTTGGCACGGGTACAGGTTTTGGTTGCGTGTATTTGTTCAAACAAGCGGTTTTATTCATACTAACTCCTTACGATATAGACACCGTAACAGTGCCAACTGTACCCGAAGATTGCACTCCAGACAAGGGATTGAACGTGCCCGGGATGTACCGGGATGAGGTTGGGATGTTGACATCGCTAAGCGAGCGGTCTGGGCGCGGGTTCATAATTGCCTGCGGATCGACCACCGGATACTTGCCAACTTTGTACTGAGGATGGTCTGGCTCCCAGCACTGCGGACACACCTGAAGATTGGTCGGAGCCTCGTTGACCACCAACTCTTTGAGCACCCTACGCTTATACTGGAACCCACACCTATCGCACTCGGCGATGGTGTATTTACCCTGAGCGTATTTGGTTGCTGACATTAGGGTTTACCCTATAGTCATATATCGTGGTACAAGCTGGAACGTGGCTTTTTCTCTATCTTCAGTAGCAGCAAGCTCCCATGCTTCGTCATACTGCTGTTTGAGTAAGCCAATACGCTCAAGCCCGTTCGGAAGCTTCAGCGCCAAGTAATACGCCAAGCCAGCCGTCAGACAGTTCAAAAACCTAAAAGGCACATCCATCGTGTTTACGCCATTGCCAGCATCTTGAATACGACGTAGGCGCCAGTAGACCAGCGTGTAGGTCTCGGCAGTATCGGGCACAGGCCAGAGGTTAATTGATGGGGCACTCGTCTGGCGGTCAATATAGACTTGTACAGGTCTGCCCGTGGTCAATTTGTTGGGGATGCTGGAATACGTAGATACACTAATACGAGAAAGCGCCAAGTCAGCTTGATTAGCCGCAGACCCCGAATCTGTGCGGATTACGTGCTCCAAAAGGTCAACCGTGTCAGCCGGTAGAGTGTACGTGCCGATTCCGGCAGTAAGTACCTGAGACCCTTGTTCAACCGTCCAAAGGTTGATACCCCGGTTAGCCCAGTCGGTAAACATGAGATTCAGGCTACGGCGGGCCGTACGCAGGTCATACCCAGTACGCATCTCGCTACCCGCGCGCTCGAACGCCTCCTCGACCAACTCGGTCAAGTCCATGTTGAATGTTGCGGTACCTGATGTAGCCATTATTTACCTCTGTTCCTATGCGGAGCCACTTTCTTTGCTATTTTTGTTGGTTGTTTGACGAATTGTTGCCCTTTAGCCATTCCTTTACGCTTCGCTCTGCTAGTGCTAGCGTATTCAGCAGGGGTAAGAGACCTAATAGCAGATTCAGGCAAGTATCTTTCGCCCGTTTCAGAAGATTTTTTACCACTCTTGGTTCTCCATTTCTGCTTCGTCCAAGCCTTTAACGATTGTTGGGGCTTCTTCATTCTTCGCCGCCCCAGAAAAACAACACACGTAGAACCAACAAATCAATAGCTAGGGCACTTTCTTCGCTATCTTCGTCCGCCTGTGGTACATACTCAATACCTAGGCTGACGCCAAATATTGGGTGGATCTCGATTTCAAAGCTTTTCATAGCTTTTCTGCGGTTTTATATGCCTTTAGCTCCGTTTCAAGCTCTCTAATCCGTTTATCTCTTTCATCCAGCTTACGCATCAGCCCGATATTCATTTCCGCCCAAGTAGAGATTGCTTCCACACGTTCTTTATGGTCTTCAGCCATCATCTTGAACATGCGCTCGGCAACGTCTATTTGGGTTTTCATGAAGTCATTCATTACTTCTTCTTCGCTCTTAGCTTTTTAAGCATAGTTGCCATCGAGTTAGTTTTTGGCTTAGTCGAAGTCTTTTTAGTACCGCCCGGATTTATAGGGTTCCTACTAGACTTACGCTCCGGTATAACACTACCCTTAGCAATACCTTTCTCAACCTTAATCACGATACCCACCGCCTTTCTCTTTGTACTTCTTGGCAAGCAACTGTGCCTTACGAGCTGACCACTGGCCAGCCTTTGTACCCTGAGTAGCAGATGCCTTGATCGACTCAAACAAACTCTTACGCATACCGGGTTTGGTGTAGTTACCAGCCTGATTTACTTTAGACTTGGTAGCGCCACCTTTTTTCATAGCGACGGGTTTCATAGCCCGCCCCATACCACGGCAGTTCATCATGTCAGCACATCCTACCTTTGGTTTTGCCACGCTGGGCAATACCATCGCCACGAACTTTGCCGCCTTTCTTGTACTTAGCCATACCACCGGATTTCATCATTTTTCCGGCTGCACGGTCTTCGTCAACGTTTTTCTGATCAATGGCATTGGCGCGATCTCGGGCGCGATTAGCGCCTTCAGTATCACCAGCGGCTTCTCGCTCGTCTGCGAGTTTTCTAAAGTCTGCGGCGGTCATTTCTGCCATGATTAACCTTTCACATTCTTTTTGGCTATCTTTTTAGCCGTTTTGTGGGCACGTTTACCCACGAACTTGTCTGCCACGCCCTTAGAAACACCGACCTTCTTTGCAAACTTTGGGTTATTAGCCACGGCCTGCATGAACTTTTCTTGTTTCTTACTCTTCGCTGGCATCTTTTTTCCTTACTTTATCGACCAAGCCCTGCACCGTATCACTTTCCCAGATGCGGATACCCAGCCAGATGATGGTGAAAACGGAACCCACCGCAGGCAAAATATCCATTACGGTTCCAACAGTGGTAGCCACAGCTACTGCGTCTGCTACAGCTTTTACATCGCCACTCATATCAGCAGTTCCATGCTCTAAGGCTCTTGTTTATACGACTGTTCGGGTCTTTCGCTGTCTTGGAAGACGTCAGCTTCTTCTTCATGCCTTCCATTCGAGAGCAGAAAGACTTTCGCCTCGCGGCGTCCTTCTTTGTCTTTGGCTTGGGTGCGGGCGGCTTGAGCCCCGGTTTCCCGGGGTTGGCTCGGTTGTAAGAGGCGCGCCCTTTGGCGTTCAGTCCGCCTTTGGGGTTCTTGCCTTCTTTGCGCGTCCATGCTGCGCTCGCCATGATTAAGCAGCCTTGCCGCCAACAAACAACACCACCACGCTAGTAACCTTAGCCGGGTCAAACGACACATAAATGTCGGTCGAACACAAGATACCGTTGTCGGGTATCAAAAGGTCATGCGCGCCAGCAGCCGGAGGGCTAGGCACAGATAGCACCGTGGTGCCGCCTGAACCGCCGTCTTTGAACACAATCGTGTCTGCCGTACTGGTCGAGATGTAGTAGATGCCCGCAATACGCGAGCGTCCGTTTACCGCTGTTCCAGCAGCAGTCAGGGTCTTAGCCTGAATGTCACTTGCAAAACTCATAATTTGCTCCTTGAGTTAAAAACCCTCGCGGGAGACAAATTACGACAATGCAGCGCCTACAGCAGTCTTCCAAGCCGAGCCGTCGCTGATCACAATGCAAATTTCGTCATTGCCAGCGCCGTTATCGGTGATGATATACATGGTGCCAGCGGCAACCGAAGAGGCTGCGGGCAACGAGGCCGTAACAGTGACAGGGGGTACGAAGCCGTTGGTCGAAATAACCGGGCCAGAAAAAGTGGTATTAGCCATTTTCAATCCTCACATGCGAGTTAAAACGTAGGTATTACTGTCTGCATGTCGTCAGCCGGGACTGTCAGTAATACCGGGTGACCCCGGACTTGCCTACGTAATATACACGATTTAAACTACGTGTCAATAGGTTAATAGGGAGAAAAAAGTGGACTACAAAGTCCGTTGCGTGGATACATCAAATATCCACTGGCGGAAC